GAAGTGAATGCCCGAAGCAATCGCGTCGGCGTACTGCTTGTTGACAATATCCGTGTTGTTGGTCGGGGTTGTGGATACCGTACCGGCAGTGATGTTGGCCGTTGTGATGTTGGCTGTGCTGGTGCCCAGAGTGCCGATGTCCAAAACTGTGACAGCAGACCCAGCCGTGTCCAGATACACCGACCGCGAGGACGGGTACGACACAAACACATCTTTTGTACCTGCGGCAAACGGAACCAGAGAGCCTGCGTTGCTCGATGACAGCACCGTGGTGCGCGACAAAGTGGTGCCGGAAGCAGTGTACGTACCGATCCCAACTTCCCAGTCGCCCGTTGCAGCATCAGAAATGACGTAGTAGGTCTGGTTGCCGTTGCCAATAGCTGCAAACGATTGAAAGCCCAATGCCGCACCAGCCAGCGTGACTGTGCCCGTACCCGTCGTAACCGTGGTTTCCTTGACTCGATCTTTGAGTACCAGTGCCATATCTTGTCCTTACGACGGTATCTGCGTCCAGCCCGGAGCCTGCGGGTTATTGATCAAAACCCATGTACCGCCCTGCGCGTTGATGATATTTTGCCAGTTAGGGTTCTGCGTGTCATCAATTACCGCCCAGACCAGAGTGCCGCCAATGTTGATGACAAGCTGTACCCCAGAGGGGTAGACGTTCAGTATCTTTGTGACTGCCAACGAGTCGGCTACAGCTGCTACCTCAGAGATTGAGGCAATTGCCGAAAGCGCAGCAGTAAAGCTCTCAGCAGCCGTGACAGTCTCTGATACAGAAACAAAATATACCCGAGTGCCATCAAATGCAGCCGCAGCAACAACAGACTCAGAAATTGCCGCAAGAAACGTTCCAATCGCACTTGGCAGATCATTTACAGTGACTGTCTCGGACTGCGAAGCCAGCATGTTCGCTGTGCTGGATAACGAATCTAATGCCGTTGCAAGCTCGGCCTGAGATGCCACCATCGCAGCAATTACCGATTGAGCTTCAGATGTGGTCGCCGTTTCGGCTATAGAGCCAACAAATGTGGCAATAGAAGACGCAAAATCCTGTGCAGTCGCCGATTCGTCCTGTATACCGCCCTTTATAGGTTGGTCTTGAATTTGATCGGCTGCTGTTACAAATTCACTCTGAGAAAGTAAAAATGTATTTCCGCCTAAAGCGGCGAATGGTGACTGGGCAAAGGTAACATCGCCAAACACCACGACCCCTTATGCTGCGTCAAGCGAGAAGGTGTAGGTTACATTCAATGTGTCGCCGTTGTCCACAGTTTTGTCGCCGCCGGTAAAGTTGCCAACAGAGAACAGGATGCCAGAAGTGCCAGAGGACACACTGGCGAGCAATGCGCCTGCGATCACTTGAGCATTTGAGGTAATGGAGAACGAGGCCGGTGAGGCACTATTGCTGATCACAGATGGATCTGCGGATGTTGGAGTACCGAACACTGCGGCTTTTCGGTTACCGCTATAAGCCACGTTTTCAGTCCATCCGCCATGCACGGCAATAGTGTCTGTGGCGGCGTAAGTGTTACCTGCGCCGGGCCCGGTCACAAGACCAACATACCAAGCGGCAGAATAACCAACACCTTTGAAGAATTGGTTATTCATGTCTTGCAGGCCTTCATTCACAACTTTGTTGTGGAAGGTGTCGGTCCATTTAACTTGCCCGTCAGGACCCACGCACTCAACGGAAAAGACGCCGCCTGCGCTCATGCGCTCGGTGCCCGTGCGGTTGGTCACAAGACCAGCGGAAACGATGTCGGATGCGGTGCTGTGTTCCATGTTTGCTCCTGTTACGAAATACGCACGATAGCGCTATTCGCATCGGCGGCTGGGAAGATGATCTGGAAGGTGTCGTTGTTGACTGTTTTGTCAGAACCAAAGTCAAGCACGGCGACAGATTTGTTGCCCTCTGTGACGTTGTAAATCAACGCCGCACGAGCAGTAAATGTGGAGTTTGGCCACGTGGAGTTGGCAAAAGAAATGTAAGCCGTCGGAATACCAGAGTTGTTATTCCCAGACGTTGGACTATTGCTGATCGTTAACGTGTTGCCGCCGGCCGTGTATCCGGTTCCAACCACCTCGTCCGATGTTGTGTAGACGGTGGTGGCGTAACCAAGATTGGCATTGGCCGTATACAGCGCGACCTTGAAAGTATCGGGCGAAGACGGGCCAAAGTTGTGGATGCCTTGCAGCAGCTCAACTTTGAACGAGGTGGTTGCGGTTTGTAGGATTGCCATATCAGCTTACCTGTGCCCTTACTTGACCCGACCTGTAAGCGTCTTGACGCTCCATGCCGTCGCCCAGACGTTTTGCCAAAGCCAACGCCTCGATGTACTTTTGGTTGTACAGCTCCATCATGTCCTTTTCACCCTTCATGTAGGTGTAGGCCTCGACAAGAGATCCATACAGCAAGACTGAATCAAAGTTGTCACCCAACCAAGAAGTGCTTGCAGTGACAATTGATGGCGGATAAAAGAAGTAATGCAGCTCAACAACGTATGTGGCATCAGGCGTAGGACCGAGGATGAACGTCAGCTCATTGGGGTCATTGGACTGAGGGCCAAACAAAGCGTAGTACCGTGGCAAGCCTGTTGATGTCGGCGTTGGGTAAGCCTGCCGGATGAAGTTCACATCCTTGTTGAGCAGGTATTCATACGCACCCGTACCATCCACCACGGCCATCGAGTACACCGCCAAAAAATCTGACGGGCAAGAAAGGTACTTGTTGCTTCCTGTAGTGGAGCCCGTCACGTTCTTGCGCAACGATGGAAACTGCACCGAGTTGTAAATGCGCTGCTCCGCTTGCTGAACAAACGTAGGAATCTGCGCCACGAAGTCCGCACTCGGGTTCTCCGTGTACGCCTGTATGGCCGCGCTCAACTGGGTGTAATTCATGTCTTACGCCATCGGCCCACGGGCCATCACGCCTTTGGTTGCTGCGCCAGTGCCGCGAATCTTGATGCCGCTGGTTTTCACGGTGTTGTTCACACGCTTGGTGTGATTGCCAACAGTCATGTTCACGGTATCTGTGCTGCTGTGATCGGGGCCGGAACCGGGGTTGGCTTCGGCTTTTACTTTTTTGCCTTGCATGGTGTGGGGCTCCGCATAAACAGAAGCAGGGCCGACTTCTTTGCCGCCCTTTTTCATACTGTACTTGGCCATGATCAGGCCCCTTTTTTGTAGGTAAAAGAGGACTTCTTCTGGTTTGCGACCTTGGCCAGATTGCGGCCCATAGCCTTCATCTGAGCGTTGGTCTTGCCGCCCTTGGCCAGCTTGGTCATGGGCTTGCCGGGATGCATGTTTTTCTCATGCTTGTGAACTGCGGTTTTTGCGTCCATTTTTGGCTCCTTATGCCGATGTGGATATTGTCACAGTGCCGACGGAAACCGTCAACGCCAGAAAGTTTGGAGTCATGCCATTATCGTACTGGCTCGACCCCCCGACAGGGCTCCATCCCCACTGGATGTCACGAGAGCCGCCCGATGGAAAACCGTCCACGTTCGTGCCCGACGTTACATACGTTGTGTCTCTTCGCGGGTTCCTGACCGCCTGCGGGTCGTACACCGGGTACATACCCAACTGGAGCTGCGGCTGATCCGGGTCCCAGCACTCAGGGCAAACCAAAAGGTTGTACCTCTTGGTTTTAATGATCTCTTCTTTCAGCTGCTTGAGTTTGAACTGCTGACCGCAGCGATCACACTCAGCAATGCTGTATTTGCCTGATGCAAACTGGTTAGGCATTACGGACCCCAGCCCATAAATGCACGCCGCGGCACAAACCGTACAGCAGCCTTCTCACGATCCTCGCTGCTAGCCAAGTCCCAAGCCTCGTCGTACTGCTGCTTGAGCATTGGCAAACGGTCCATAGCGCCCGGGATCTTCAGTGCCATATAGTAAGACAAGCCGGCCACCATTGCGTTTACAAAGCGAAACGGCACGTCCATGACGTTTACGCCGTTGCCCGCATCCTGAGTGCGGCGCAGGCGCCAATAAACCAGCGTGTAGGTCTGTGTGTTATCAGGCGTTGGCCACACAGTTACTGCAGGCAGCTGCTCCCACGTGACGGTCGAGCCGGTAGCATGGAACGCGGCAGTAGTTTCAGACTGGCCCCGCGCACAGTTTGTCAGTGTGGTACTGGTCTTGCCGCCGTAGTAAATAATCTCTGCGCCAATCTTCACAAATCCTGACGGCGGCAGAGCGTCTGTGTTTGGCGTGACCGTAATTGTTGTGTCGGCAATCTGCACGTTGCCATTTAGCGTTGCGCCCGTTGGCGAGCTCTGGGCATTCATCCGCTGAATCCAAATCTGTATTGGCCGCGCCTGCTGAAGTTTGTTCGGAATCGTCGCATACGTAGAAACACTTATGCGAGTGATTGTCAGGTCTGCCTGAGTCGAGGCATTTCCGGCCCCTGTCCGAATGACGTGCTCAATCAGATCAACAGTATCTGCCGGCAAAGCATATGTTGACTGTCCTTGTGTTAAAACAATCTGCCCCTGCTCAAATGTCCACATGTTCAGGCCGCGGTTGGCCCAATCGGTAAACATCAGATTCAAAGACCTGCGCGCCGTGCGCAAATCATAGCCGGTGCGTAGCTCTGCCCCGCAGCGCTCAAACGCCTCCTCAACGATCTCCGAAAGATCGAGATCAAAAGATGATGTTCCAGAGGTAATGGCCATTATCTAAACCTCGCCGTTTTCTTGGCAATAGTTTTGGGCTGCGCTACGAACTGTTTCCCCGCAGCTTTGCCAGCACGTTTCGCCCGTGTTGTCGCAGCGTACTCAGCAGGGCTGAGACTTTTGATCGCAGCACTTGGAAGGTATCTTTCACCCGTGTCAGAAGAGCGTTTGCCACTTTTTGTCCTCCACTTTTGCGCGGTCCAAGCCTTCAGCGACTGCTGGGGAGCCTTCATGACTTATACCTGCCGCCTTTTGCCTTGTACTGCTTGGCCAGAAGCTGCGCTTTTCTCGCGCTCCATTGACCTGCCGCTGTGCCCTGCGTTGCCTGCCCTTTGATCTTCTCAAACAGCGACTTGCGCATGCCAGGCTTGGTGTAATTGCCAGCCTCGTTGACCTTTGAGACCTTGCCGCCCTCAGCGTACTGCGTGAAGTCGGTGTCATCCCGGCGAGCCTTACGGACGCCTTTGGGCATCTTGGAGGGGGAGATGGCCCCCATGCCGCGACTGGCTCTCATGGTATTAACCGCAAGTCTTTCCGCCGTAGGCCATCTTGATCATCTTGCCTTTGGTGTGTCCTTTTGTAACACAACCGTCGGCGCGAGTCACACCGCCCTTGGCGTAGCCCAATTCCTTGATCTTTTCGCGGGCCTTTTTGTCCTTTTGCTCTTGCATCTGCTCATCAAGCATGGCGCGAGTTTGAGGGTTCATTGGCTCCTCGACTGGGCGACGGGGCTTGTACATCTTTGCTGCTTCAGGCGTCATGGGCATGATGAGCTCCTTAGCAGGCTTTGCCGCCGCGGGCCATCTTGATCTGGGCGCCTTTGGTCTTGCCTTTTTGAGCAATGCCATCAGCAGACTTGTGGCCAGCGGCTAGACCGCCAGCAGCATAGGCTTTGCCGCCGTGCTTCATGCCCTTCATCTCGGCCATTTCATGCTTGACCATAGCCTTGGGAGCGCCCTTTTTCTTCATGAAGGACACTTCCTTTTTCATCATCTCTTTGGACTCTTTCATGTCACCACCTCTGGCAAATTTGCGGCCCTTGTCGGCCTCCATAAATTCCTTGCCAACCTTTTGAGGGATGCCAAGGCGCTTCGCTGCGGCCCGGTCGTTCGCGACCAACGCCATCAGATTGTGTTGTTTTTGACTATGAGAGGGCACTTCTTTGCTCCTTCATAAATTCATCGAGCTTGCCCTCAAGCCGATCAAGCCGGGACAGCACTCGGTTAATGTCGCCATGCACATCGTTTTTGGTAATGTACTCTTTGGCAATCTCTTCCCGTGTGCGGTTGAGCAAAATCTGAATGCGCTTCATCTCGTCCACAGTCGCCTTGACCCACATGAGGATCAATGCTGAGATAAAAGAAAGAGCAACGTTCCACAACATCAGTTCCATTTACCCCGCCTCCAACTGCTCGCGGTATTTGTCCCAATTTGGATGATCAGCCGAAGCATACAGGTATTGCGCCGCAAACTCCAATAATTGCGGATCATCTTTGAAATGCCCAAGCCCTCTATTGCAGTGGTTGCACAACATGCCCCGAATCTTCCCCGTTGCATGATCGTGGTCAACAACCAAAGGCTCTTGAGTGCCACAGATTACGCACTCTTTTGTTGTGGCTTTGATGTAGGCGAGTTGTTCATCAGAAATTACGGCGCGGTGTTTGCCGCGACAGTTAGCATTCCTGTATTCCGCGCGACATGCACGGCACCAGCTATCAAGCCCGTTACGTTTTTTGTTGTGCGGCGGGAAAAACTCTGTGGTTTCAGGTTTTTCTTGGCGGCATCGAGTACAAGTTAGCATTTCCACCTCTTTAAAGCGGCCGCTTTTCTTGTTGGGTTACCTTTTTCGTCTTTCATCGGACCGGGCATTCCTGACATTCGTGCGCAGAACGAATCTTTACGTGGGCCACCTTGAGGCTGAGGAGCCTTGAGATTGCTACCCGTCGCTTTATTGTATTTGGCGCGGCCTTTGGCCGTAAGACCAGCGCCTTTTGAAATCGGCAGCTTTTCTCCGCGACCAACTGAAAGCGATGGTGTTTTCTTAGCCATTTGCGACTTTCAGGCGTGACTGGCGGATGTTCTCCAACATTGGAATCACCACCTCGTCCCGGAAATTGTTTGTAAAAGCCTCGGTGCCAATG